TGGTTAAGGCTCTTAAGGTTCAGAACCCGCCCAAGATTCTTGTGGGTATCGTCGGCACGAAGCCTGAGAGAAGTGACAGCTCAAACGCTGAAATAGGGGCGGCCCACGAATACGGGAGTGTAAAGCACAATCTACCGGCTAGGAGCTTCTTGAGGATGCCGATCTCTACGCACCTGGACGAAAAGATAAAAGAAGCCGGGATGACGGATGAGGGAACCATGCGAAAGGTGATAGAATCAGGTTCCATCATGCCTTGGTTGGAAAAGATTAAGCTTATCGCCAAGGGGATTGTTTTAGAAGCGTTTGCAACGGAAGGTTGGGGCCATTGGGCAAAGTGGAGCGCAAAATACGCAAGGCGTCAGGAATCGAAGATGAACTCCAAGAAAACAAGCGGCAAGGGAACGGATAACAAAATCCTGGATGACACAGGACAACTGAAAGGCGCGATAGACGCGATAATCGAATGACTTTACCTTTTATGAAAAATGCGGCTGACATACCCTTTGGCGCCCAGAACGGGAAGGTTCCCCAATTGGATGGGGCACTTCGCGGATGGTATCAGCCCATTACTTTTATCCTTGTCCAAAAGGCGCAGAGCAATGGGATCCTTGTGGAGAGCGGGGTTTCTACTGAAAGCTGGACGGCTCCGGACGGGACCACGATCACGGGCCAGCTTATCAACCTCATGGGCTCGGCTTTGAGGCCCAAGACGCGGATGCTGGATATTGACAAGAAGGGNCAAAGGCTCTGGAAGGGNCTTTATTTCCACGCCACGCCCCAAGTAAGGCTAAAACCGGACGACTGCATTATCTTTGGGGTATCAAATCCGGCGGTTTCGATTCTTACCCAATACCGGGTGAAAGATGTCGATGATTACAGCCTATACGGCGAAATGGGATACTTCTGCATGGAAGACTATCAATTCGCCGGGCCATTGCAACTTGTGACCGAACCTGTCAGTGGACAGGGGCAAGCCAATCAAGTCCAGGTTTTGGATGGGGACGGAAATTGGGTGTACCAATGAGCGCAAGCTTAACAGTCCAAGGGACGAAAAAAGCAACAAGGCCGGGGCTTCTAACGTCCTTCGTGGCCCAAGGTGGAACCTCGCCTTATGCCTATTCCGTGGCCCCGGGTGGCGCGGGAGGGTCGATTGATTCGGTAAGCGGCCTTTATACCGCTCCGGCCTCTATTCCGACTGATTCCCGGTATTTCTACGATTACATTGGGGCCGTGGATTCCATGGGGAATACCGGTCAAACATCAATCTCGGTTGGGGACTTCTGGCAACTTATCGCGGAGATTTTCAGGAACCAATTGAGCCTGAATCCTCAGCGTATTTCCTTGTTCAACCAAAAATGGGATATGCCCAAGGATGACGATCCTTTTGTAGTGATTTACTTGCAGAATGGAAAGCCCATAAGTTCGGGACGGATGCCGGCAGGGCCCGCTGGGTCCAATGGAAAGCCGGGATGGAGTCAGGTTAACCAATGGATTGAGAATAACTACTTGGTGGACATCCATCTTTGTGGCCGTGGCTATCAGGTAACGACTTTAGTGCGCCAGTTCCAAATGGCGGTCAATTCGATTTATAGTACTCAGGTCCAAGAAGCGAACGGTTTTTATCTATCGCCCTTGGGTTCCGGCCTGACGGATATGTCGGGCCTTGATGGAACCGCTTATCTTTACGAGTTTGTTTTGTCATACCAGGCTTATTACACCGATCAGATGGTGAGCCCGGCGCCGTACTTCAGTGAATTCGGGCCACTTGAAATAGTGCCCCAAGCTTAAGGAGACTTTATGACAACACCAGCGGTTTTTCCGGTTTCTTCGGTCATCACGGTAGAGGTGACAAGCCCGGCTCCGGGTCTTCAAGGACTCAATACCGGCAATCTTGCCCTGTTCACGGACGAAGCCTTTAACAACACGTTCCCTTCGGCTGGAATCCAATATTACCAAACAGCCAATGCGGTCGGAGTGGATTTCGGAACCTCGTCAAAGACCTACGCCATGGCCCAGGCTATTTTCTCAGCCCGTCCTAATATCCTCTTGCCGGGAGGCCAGCTTATCGTTATCGCCTTGAGCGTAGCAAGTCAGACCCTAGTTCTTTCCGGAACTCCAGCAAGCGGGGCAACTGAATTAACCTGGGGTGGAAATTCATCCGTCTCTATTTCTTGGAACGCCATTAACTCCGTTATTCAATCGGCCATCCAAGGGATTCCTGGATTGTCACAAGCTACTTGTACCGGAACCTTAGAGGCCAATAATCTTGTGGTTTCTATGGAAGGCGTTTATGGGACGGCTCCATCTCTTTTCACTCTCTCGGCTAATACCCTTGAGACTGTTGCCCCTGCCGCGATTACTTTGACATCGGCCACGAATACGGGAGGTCAAAGTTGGGCCACGGCCTTGGCCGCATGGCTTCCAAAAACATCCTTCTTTGGGGCTCTCATTGATGAACCGGCTGAAACGCTAGGAGCTACGGATTACAACGCGGCCGCTGCTTGGTTCCAAGCTAATGGAATTGTGGGGTATTCGGTGGCTTCCACCCTGAGTTATTGTCAGGCCGGGGGCTTGTTCGTCCTGTCAGTTGCCGCAGGCAATAACAACATGAGAAATCTTTTCTACATGGAAACCGCCAATAACGATGGACTTCTTTTCGCCTCCGGATACGCGTCCCTACTGCAAAGTATCAACTACAGCGGGTCGAAGACTTTCCTCAACATGAACGGGAAAAACTTGAATGGCGTTCCGATCGATGATCTTATCCAAGTTGGAACGGATTTTACGGATGCCAAGGCCTCGGGTTCGGATATTTACGTCCAGGTTGGAACACAGGGGAACTCAACGCCTTTCGTGTTTTCATTCGGGGCCAATCTCTATTCCAACCAAGTGGTTGGCCGCTTATGGCTTGCCAATGCCCTTCAAACAGCTTATTTCAACGCCCTGGCCCAAACCAACACCCAACTAGCCCAAACCGAAGAGGACATGAACACGATCAAGGACTTCCTCAAGGCAGTCATGGCCCAGGCCGTCACTTGTGGGTATGCCGTGGGTCAGGGGGCCATCTGGAGTTCACCGGATACTTTCGGGAACGTGACGGACTTCATCAACAACATCACAGCCCAGGGATTTTATATCTACTCCCAACCTGTGAACCAATTGACCATGACTCAGATTTTGAACCGGCAAGCGCCGATTGTTCAAATCGCTTACGTTGAGAAAAACGGAATCAATACCGCTAGCGTTTTGGTGAATGTCGTAGCCTAAGAAAAGAGGGGGAACTATGCCAGCATGGACTTTGACGGGGAAAGACACTCTTATCATAAATGGGGTAAGCATCCAGGGCCTTGGGAGCGGGACGACCGTTAATATCGAGATACCGGATACCTTGGTTGAGGTGAATGTCTGGAAAAACGGGAACGCCTCTTTCGCCAACAAGAAGCAGGGCCAAAAGGTGAGAATGACGATTGCCGCCCAAATCCGGGGGGACATTCATCAAGCGTACATCCAGACGGTTAACCAATGGATTCAAAATCCAGCTTCAACGATACTATGGACCGGCTCTTTCGTGAAAAACCTGGGGGATGGTGTCACGGGAGCTATTGGGCATGTGTCCTATGTTTTGAACGGGGGGATTCCGGAGAAGCTTCCGCCCCTGATGGAAAACGTGGATGGTGACGCCAAGCAGGCCATTCCCGACCTAATCATCATGTGGGCGAGCGCAATACCGGTCATTGACTAAAAGGAGGCGGGATGGAAATCAAGGGAAATAAAAAATCACTACCATCAGGGGCCACGCTTTATGTGGTTCCGGCCAAGTTCATCGAATCCTATGACTTCATGGGAGCGCTCTTGGGGTCCATGGAAGGCAAGCTTTCGCCTGCGATGTTGGATACCGACGAATACCGGGAAATGTTTTCCAACATCGTAACATCAAAGTTTTTCACTGATATAAGGCTGCGGGAATCTACTTGGAAATGCCTGGAATACTGCCTCTATCAGGGACCGGATGGAAAAATAGTTGAAAAGGTTTCTACCGATCTTTTCGATCGTACCGGAAAGCGCGAGGATGTTCCGGCCATTCTTTACGAGGTGGCCCACGAGAACCTATTCCCTTTTTTCGTCGGGCTCTGGAACGCGTCAAAAACCCTCCAGGGGATATTAAAAAATATCCCGCGACAATCCGAGAGCCCGGAGAAGAATCCTTCCTGATTTATTGTAGGCTTGTGGAAAATGGTTATGCCGCAAGCATCCAGGAAGCCAAGGAGATGACTGCCTTTGAGGTTATCCAATGCCTTCACCGGATAACATTCAAGAACGATTGGGAAAATAAATACTTGGAGATGAATAAAAATGCCTGAGGCGGGACGGTTTTTCATCTCATTGGGGCTTAACGGGGCCGAGAAAACCCTTTCCGGACTATCCCAAGTAAATGACCACTTCGGGGGCCTCAAAACCATATCCACCGAGGCCAAGCTTGCCATCCTTGCGACCCTTGCCGGATTGGAACAACTCGTTTCCATCGGCGGTAAATTCGGTTCCCAAATGACAATGATGCACGAACACCTAAACGTTTCCATCCAAGACCTTCAAAAATACGGGAACGCCGCCAAAATCGCCGGGTCATCAACTCAATCCATGTATACGGCTTTCGGAAATATCCAGGACGCCTTGGAATCCATCCGCCTTCAAGGAAAAGCGGCCCCTTTCATGCCAACGCTCTTGGAACTTATCCAGCAAAGCGGACAAAATATAACCTTGGATGATATTTTAAAAATGGGGAATACCAAGGGCGGAGTTGTGAAGTTTTCCAATCTATTGCGGGGGATGATAAACAACTCAAAGGTGAATCCGTATGATCTCTACAAAATGATCTCGGATAACGGAATGTTGCCGACTGATATTTATGATGCCTTTTCGATGAACAAAGGGAAAACTTTCGATAAGGCTCTTTCGATGAGTCCGACTGTTTCTGATGCGAATGTTTCAAAGTTAAATAACCTCAATATGAACTGGATGCAAACCGAGGAAAGATTTGAGGTGGCGATGAAAAACTTTGCCGCTACCCCTTGGATTATGGACTTGGTAAAAGGCTTAGATAATTTCGCAGATGCCGCAAACAAGCTTTCTTTAAATCT